GTCAACATGAACAGCCCGACCAGAGCACTTGTGCGTAGGTGGGGGTGTGCCGCGTTGCGCGTGCTATCTTCACGAGGGTTTATGGTAACATAGACAGTTCGGGTCATGTTCGTGTGGCTTCGAGCGGCACGCGGCCACTTAGTGGTCATCGCCAACACTTGCACGTTGGGTGTGCACGCGCATAGTATTAGGGGTCTGGCTCTTAATATGTATGCGGCATCAGCGGTGAAACTGAAAAGGGAGCTGTGGTGTTTGTAATGACCAGGGGCGGTACGGCGCGAGTAGGGACCAGAACCTTCCGGTAGTGGGAAGCGATCCTTGATGAGTTTTTTCAGATCAGGGGGGGCCTATGACCTCGTTGCACGCTAGCTTCCAACTAACGTTCAACCGCGATCGTAGAGACTTTCCAGTTCAGACGAAGAGTGCACGTAAGGGCCACTCACAAGCTTAATCACCATGAACCTTGACAACCAAACCGGTGGTCTTACTCGCGTTGTTACCGCCCCTGTCCGCACCGGCACGCTCAACACTGCAAGTGGCGTCATCCTAGATGACGACAACACCTACCGCCGTTATCTGGCTTCCGTGAACTCCTCTTGCCGCATGTTGAAGCGCCTCGATGTCTCTGAGCGTGCCATTGTTTACAACATTGGCCGCCGTGGCATCGTTGGCACTGGCCTCGTGCGTGACGGAGTTGCGGTTCAGCGCTTTAGCGGTGCTGTGAACGAAACGGTCGAGAACCAAGCTGACCTTTCGGGCATGGCACGCAAGAGTAGCGCGTACCCCGCGACCTGGCCATTGTTTGATTTGGCTGGTGTCGTTGAGCGCCTCGCGAGCGGTATCGCACACTATGCTAACCATGGTGTGCTAACCGCTTCGCAGTTGCGTGGTGGTGGCCAGGCCAACTTGATCGCCCTGGGTCACGCGGATGCGCCCATCGCTGCTAGCGGTAGGCATGTCTTCGTGCCTATGATGGTCGAGACCTCAGCCACCAGCGGTGTCATGGCTGCCCTTCTCAACGCTGTCAGCGGTGAGGGTGGCATCCTCGTCACCGACCTCGTGGCTCTCGAGCCTCGTGACAACGCTGTCCTCCAGCCTACCGCTGAGAACGAAGCGCTTGCCACGGGTTGTTACCATGCTCTCGAGATACTCGGTGCGAACTACATCGCACGTGGGGCCGGCGCTGTCTACGCGTACGCCCTCACGCGCGGTATCCACACGGGTGTCACTGTTGTTGGTCATACCGACGAGGGTGCGATTATGCGTGACGTTTTGCGCCGCGCAGCGTTCGCACCTCCTAGTGGTGGGATCATCACCAACCTGCCCAAGTACACCGGTTTGGCTAAACCCTCCGGTGGACTAGCCTCGTTCCAGGCGTTCGTGGACGGCATCGCGCTCGCTACGGCAGGTGCGGTCGCTGCCTGTGATCCCATGATCGAGTGTGAGGGTAAGCTCTATCCGACTGTCTTGTTGGCGGCTGGAGCCCAGCGTGGCCGCGAAGGTATGCATGATCCTGGTACTATCGAGGATGCTGCAAGCCTCGCTCGCCAGCTCGCTGTCGAGGCACCTCGTTTCTGTGAACATTACATCCCCGCTCTATGCGAGTTGTTCAATGTCGCAGGTAACGAACATGTCGCGAAGAGGCACATGATCGCGTGCTTCAACTCGCTCTCCAACACGACGCCTGCGCACTTGCGTCACAAAGTGGTCGCTCCTTGGTTCTGGATCGAACCAACTAGTGTCTACGACGGGATGTTGGGTGTGCTGCCTGCCACCCGCGAAGGTGTAGCGCAGCTTTGTGGTGTCGGGCGTAACGACACGAAACCGTTTTTCACGGGCATCAAGTCAATGGGCGTTAACGCCTTGTCTAGCGGCGCAGTCGTTGACTGGCGTTGTGCTAGGCGTCACGGCTTGTTGCACCACCTACAGCTACACAAGCTGGATGGGTTGGCGAACATCCTTGTGCGCCAGATGGACACCGGTCGCGCGTTGTTGCCTGGGCGCGGTGATGAGGGATTTCCCGATGCACCGCTCCGCGACAGGATGTTAGCGAACAACGACATGCAGAGTTACCTTTGGGGCAGGGGTCACTCGTCGATCATTGCCCCTGCTGAGTTCATCGTCGCTGGAAGCGTTGGGCTCATGTTTAAGCACGCGGTCGTTGATCCCAACGAGTTGCAGATGCACCGTACGCACTTCCCGTTGGCTGAAGAGCTGATGGATGGGGAGGTCACGTTCGCGACGACGGCACCTGTGCCGCTGTTGAACGGGCCGATCCGTCGTGTGGAACGCGGTGTGTCTCGCGCACGCACCAGGGCAGCCGAGGCTCTTGCTCACGCAAGAACTGGGCTTGAGCCAGGTGGTGGATGGGGCGACATGGGTGTTCAGTTTGTGGATCCTGGTGGTTTTGGTACTGCAGGACCTCAGGGTGAAACGACGAAGCCCGAGTCCGCAGCCGTCGCTCGCAGCACAGCGAACGAGGGCGGTGCGGTCCGCGCTTTCAGTGCCCAAGCAAACGCGCCCGCGACTGATCGGGTGCCTGGCCCACGAGCTGGCGTTGCATTAGCTGCCGGTCTTGTGTTAGGGCCTAGACCTGTTGGGCAGCCCAGACCTGTGGCCGCCGCTAATGCACCCGTTATAAGAATTGATGAAGTAGGCAGACTGGTCGAGCTACCAGAGGACGCGATGGCATTGATGGACAGAGATCCAATCGACCCGGTCCCTGGAGAAGCACCAGCTGCTGAAGCGCTATGAGTCCGCAAAGTCCTGCCAGCTTACACGTAGGTGAAAGAGTGTTAAAGCTGGGGAGTGTGGGTAAGGCGTTATTGTCATGGTTCAATGTGAATGACTACTCGTTGTTCGGATTGAACGTGGCAGATCAGATTAGTATGGTTGGCGCGCTAGTTGCTACAGGCGACTTGCGTAGGGCGGCGGCTTGCTCCGTCCTGATGTGTGAATGCATTGTACAAGTTCCTATCACCAAAGCGATGGTGGCCAGTATGGTTATGGCTGCTATCGAGGAAACTGAGTATGGTTGTGTTCGCGCACCGTCCGACTTGGACGCAAAGCACAAACAGTTTCTGCTCGAAACTGTCACTGGAGACACGAGCAAGATATTCGAAAAGAAATCACACCCGGGGGCGATGAACAAAGTCAACGTTTACTGGGGTGACGTCTGGACGGATATCAAGAAGTACAACAGCAGCGTCGCTGCGGCCATGAAGCACGAACCGTGGAGGTTGTGTGGAGCCTACGAGGACGCGGCAGTAGCAGTGGCGATATACGCTTGTGCGTTGTCGTCATTCTACGACGAGCCCTACAGATTGGCTGTAGGTCTCGGGAGGTGTCGGGACACTGCGAAGGCTGTGACAGATGTGTTAAAGGCCTTGGGTGTGAACGGATTTGAGCATGGCGCTCTGTTGTGTGAGGCGGACACACTGGCAGGACGCGGCGTCAGACCTGTGGACTGGGACGCGGAGACGGGCTACCGTATTACACCGTCGTTGGCAGCTGAAAAAGTTGCGTCTTTCTATTCGGAAGACCAGCTGAGGAAAGCTGTCCGCGACATATATGCGTTGGAGCTCGCGAAGTACTCAGTGGAGTTCGCACCGTTGGACGAGTTCTGGAGCAAGCGTTGGCTCTGGTGCGTCAACGGGTCGCACAGCCGTGTGCTTGAGCGGCACAACCCGAAGTACGTGTTGGCGATACCCGGCCAGATGCACAGGCGTGTGTTTGTCGAGAACGTCGAACACGAGCCTGTAACGCAATGGGACGGTGTGTCGTACTACAGCAGAAGTGAGAAGCTGGAGAACGGCAAAAGCCGTGCATTGTTCGCTAGCGATAGCGTTTCGTATGTCTGCTTCGAGCACTTGCTACGCCCTGTCGAGAAGGCGTGGCGTGGTGTCAAGGTCGTACTTGACCCAGGTGGCAAAGGGCACCTCGGAATGGTGCTCAGGCAGCGAACGTTGCGTGCCGGGGCCGGCGTGAACCTCATGTTGGACTACGACGACTTTAACAGCCAGCATTCGACAAGGGCGATGCAGATCGTGTTTGAGGAGTTGGTGTCGTTCACGGGTTATGATGAAGTGTTGGGAGCTAAGCTGGTGTCCAGTTTCGCGAACAGCCTAATCAGTACTCCGGACGGTCTCAAGCTGAGCTGCGGGTCATTAATGTCGGGACACAGAGGCACAACGTTCATCAACTCGGTGTTGAACTTGGCCTACCTGGCTATGGCCGATAGCGAGTTGTTCGGCATGCGGACCATGCACGTTGGCGACGATGTGTACGTTGCATGCGCTACGCACGCGGAAGCAGCGCGCGTTTTGGAAAATGTCAAGGGTTGTAAGTTACGCATGAACACGATGAAGCAGAGTGTTGGTGCGTATACAGCCGAGTTCTTGCGCGTTGCTACGAGCAGGGACGCTAGTTATGGTTACGTTGCGCGTAGCATAGCTGCATGCGTGGAGGGCAACTGGGCCAACGCCGCTAGGCTAGACCCCGTTGAACATCTACGTACCATGGTATCACACGCATGGACGTTGGAAAACAGGAGTATCTGTACGCCTGTTTCGCTGATGCTTACATCAGCAATTTGTAGATACAGTGGTCTGAAAAGAGGCACTGTTGAGAGGCTAGTTCGAGGGACGCTAGCTTTGGGTAACAGCCCCGTGAGGAGGCGGGACAACTGTTACGAGTCGATTGAGGTCAAGCTCAATTCGAAGGTAAAGGAGGTCAGGAGAGCCGAGGTCATCGAGAAAGTCGATGAGCTTGGTGGTAAAGGGTACGCCGTGGGCGACTACCTGGAAAAACACGTTGCGCCTGTTGAGATTGCAGCGCTGACATCACTTGGGACATCCGTCGGAAACGTCATGGTTGAGGCTTCGTATTCGAAGTCGCTATCACGCGTTGGCGATTATGCCAAGGTTGACAGCGGTCTGATCGTCATATCGCGCAGAGTGTTCGTCTCTGGTACAGTTTCCGCGGAGGAGATACTACGTACGCGTAGGTCTGTGGAGGATGTTGGGGTACTGGACGGGTACCCGATAATACACCTTGTCAAGTCAGGTCTAACCACGCAGATGGTTCGTGACCTGCTGACCATGTTGGGTGTATCCCACGGTGACAACCCGTGGAAGACTGCGTTCACCGAGAAATCGTACGGTGGCGCAGTAAATGGCGTACTGTCGTATAGCGACGCGTCAAGTCTGTTGTCAAGAACAGACGCCGGCATTCTCACATGTCGGCATCCTATGTTTGTATAGGGGGGAAGTGATTTGTTAAAACCGAATTCACTTGTTATATATTAAGCTTATTGTTACCACAATAACTTTCCACTACCGCGATCGTTCAGGGAACTGCACGACCGCGCCCATACCCTGTACCGACTGCAAGAAGAAAG